ATTCTGGATCAACAAATAAAAGGGGGCTGGGTTTCAGAACTACTTAAGTCTCTTAGAAACGGATTCAAATATAATTTCGGTCCTACAGAAGTCACAGATGTAACAGAAGTATCTTATGCTTTGGAAGATGTAAGAAACAGGCGAGACCAGAATAAAGAGATCATTTGGCTAGGAAACAGAATTAAATCACTTGATCCTTATAACACACTTTTTGATCCCAGAGTCCCAGCAACAGATATTCCTAGGAAAGGGGAATTTGCAGGTTACTCTGAACTCTACCCGCGCGTAGCATTCAAAGCATTTGCAGCTTCCTTGCCTTACCGTAACAACATGAGAGAAGCATTGGAAACCAGAACTCCTGCACTTACAGCAAGTAACGCAAAAGAAATTAACGCATACTACATTCCAGACTTAGATCCCTGCTCTGAATACCAGCGCACACAGAGTCACCTTTCTCAATATGGCACTAATTGGTTCACTTGGGCAGGGCTAGCAGATCCTTCTGCCTCCCCAAGAATCCAGTACTCTGACATGTACCTAGTAACTACTCTTTACGCCAGAATCTTACCAGAGGACTTTGGCATCAAAGATGTACCAGGTAAGAGTACCCCACAAGTTTGGAAATTCATCATAGTAAATGGGGCAGTAGTAATCTATGCAGAGCGCCTCACTAACTCTCATAACTTGATCCCTGTCATATTCAGTGTTCCTAAGGATGATGGACTAGGTTACCAGACAAAGTCTCTTGCAGAAGATGTAGAAGGCTTCCAGGCCATTACCACAGCTCTTGCAAATAGTGTTATTGCAGCTCGGCGGAGAGCAATTAGTGATAGGCTTCTTTTTGATCCTCTTAAAATCTCACCTTCTGCAATTCGCTCAGACTCTCCAGTTGCCAGAATTCCGGTACGCCTTGGACCACTTGGAGGCACCATTTCTGACGCAATTTATCCAATTCCGTTTAACGATGACCAGTCCCAATACGCTGCACAGAACATTAACCTATTTCTATCCTTGGCTGACCAAGTTTCTGGTTTAAACCCAACTCGGCGAGGGCAATTCGTAAAAGGCAACAAAACTCGTTTTGAGTTTGCGGAAACAATGAGTAATTCTACTTCTCGTGACCGTACGATGGCATTGGCCCTTGAGGGTAATTTCTTTCAGCCCATTAAACAAATTATCAAAGCTAACATTCTGCAATTCCAAGGGGCTGCTTCCATATTTAACCAAGAGTCCCAAGAGTTCTTTCAAGTAGATCCTGTTGCACTGCGTAAAGCTAACATTGAATTCAAACTCAGTGATGGACTTCTGCCAAGTGATAAAATGGTGGATGGCGAAACTCTCCAAGCTGCATTTCAAGCTCTTGCGCAATCTCCAGAACTTGCTGCACAATATAATGTAGCTCCAATGTTCTCTTATCTGATGAACATGAGAGGGGCTAAACTCCGTAACTTTGAGAAGTCTCCAGAGCAAGTGGCATTTGAACAAGCAATGCAATCTTGGCAGCAAGCAGTAATGGCTCTTGTGCAAACTCTCTCACAAATGGAAACACCTCCTGCACCAGAAGAACTCCAACAATACCTTCCCCCACAACCTAAACCAGAGGATTATGGCTATGTTCCTGGCGTACCTGTAAATTCAATCTCCCCTGTTTCATCTAGCGTGATGGAACAATACCAAGAAGCTACCACAAAAGTAAATCAAGCTAGGAGCCAAGCTAATGCAGCTACTGGACAATNAAGAGTATAATTATTTCCACCGAGTGGATCTTTCAGATGGGGAGCAAAAAGCTGGAACTGTACTGTCCCATCTAAATAAGCAACTGATCCAGAATATTATTTCTCGTATTGCAGTTGACATTCTTAGAGTCCCAACTGATCTAGATAAGCCACTCCAAGCAGAGATTCAGCGCTCTTACCTAAAAGGCCAGATAGATGCCTATAAGTATTTGCTAGATCTCGAAACCTATATTGAAGAAAATGAGGAAACCTCCAAATGAAAATCATGGATATTTTTAGACCTTCGCAGCCCGCAACCCCAGAGCCTTCTGTTAATCCTGAGCCTTCTGCTAATCCTAGTGTGGATGTTTCACCTATGGAAGCATTCAAAGACATCTGGCAGAATGGAGACTCAGATACCGATGTAGATGACGCAGATTTTTCTTCTCTATTTAATATCGACCCAGAGAAGATTCAAGAAACTGTCTCAAATTTTGATTTCACTCAATCTCTCGATCCCGCAGCACTAGACGCTATTTCTGCTGGTGGCGAAGAAGCGCAGAAAGCATTTGCAGCCTCTCTTAACACAGTAGCAAAAGACGTCTTCTCCAAAGCAATGCTAGCTAACGGCATGTTGGTTAAGCAAGCCCTCGAAAAGGCCCAGGACAAAATTGATACTCGCACCTCGCGTAACTATCAACGTCTTAAAGCCTCTGAAGAACTCACTTCCTCCAATCCCCTGTTTAAAGATCCTGCTGTAGCTCCGATGATTGGCGCAATCCAAGCGCAACTTCATCGTAAATATCCTGATGCTAGCAGCTCCGAAATCAAGCAGCAAGCAGAGCGCTATCTTTTGCAGTTTGCTGATGTAATTCGAGGGCCTTCTACTAAGGATAAAGATATCACACCAACTGATAGTGATTTCAGTAATTTTCTGGACTTCTAATCCCTTGAGGACCAAAAAATGGCGCTTGTTAAGAAAGTAGCTGTAGTAACAGAGGATACAGAGACTGGAGTAATGGGACTGCCTGTTCGAGAAATTTTGCAGTCTGGGCTTGCGCAATCTGGTGCTATCGCAGATGCAGCAGTCCCTTTTGCCAATCTCACTGATGCTGCAAATAAAGTAAATGAAATTCTTGCCGCACTTCGCACTGCCGGCATTATTGCCACCGCCTAACCTGGAGTAACCAACATGCCCCCTACAACTCAAGGTATTTTTAATACCAGCCGATTTACCCAAGACCACGCTAAGAAGTCGTTTGCTGCAATGATTACCAGGCTTATGCCTAATGGCACTGCCCCATTGTTTGCTTTGTCTTCTATGCTTTCTCGTAAAACTGCTGTACAAGTAGAGCATGGGTTTTTCACCAAAACTGCCGTGTTTCCTGCTTTTACTCTGACGGCAAACATCACTAACGTAGCAACTACCTTCACTGTTGCAGATACTTCTACTCTTATTCCTGGCCAAGTTCATCGCCTGGAAGCGACTGGGGAAGCTGTAATCATTAACAGTGTAAATTCAGCTACTTCTATTACTGTTGGCCGCTCTGTTGGCTCTGTAGCTGCTGCTGCAATTACTGTTACATCTGATAATCCTCGCGCATACCAAATCGGTAATGCTTTTGAGGAAGCTTCTCTGCGTCCTAATGCCCTCTCTGTACAGGTAGAGCGAGTAACTAATCTTACTCAAATCTTCCGTGATACTTGGGCACTGTCAGGGTCTTCTGCTGCTACTCAAGTAATTGCAGGAGACTCTCCTATTGCAGAGAATAAAGCAGANGGGGCAGCTTTCCANGCTGGNGCTNTTGAGAAAGCTTTGTTCTTNGGNCAGAAGTCACAAGGCACTCGCAATGGGCAACCTTTNCGTACTATGGATGGACTCATTAACATTGTAAGTGATCTGACTTATTACCCGTCATCTTACTCTGTTCCCAATGTATACACTGCCGGGGCCACTACNACTTACGATCAATTGCTTGCAATGCTTGATCCCGTGTTTAACCAAGTAACTGATCCTATGGGGCCTGGAGAGCGTCTGCTGTTTGTTGGCGGAAAAGCTAATAATGTAATTCATCAGATTGGTAGGCTCTCTGGAGAATACCAGATTGTCCAAAACCAGACTGAGTTTGGATTGCGTTTCTCCACCTTCAATCTGCCTCGGGGATCATTCAAAATTATTGAGCATCCTCTGTTCAATACTAACCCCGATTGGGCAACTATGGCGGTTGCAGTTGATCCTGCCAGTTTTAGTATTGCTTACCTTAATGGCCGAGATACTCAACACCTGGAATTCAATACTAAAGGAGTTCCAGTTGATAATGGTATTGATGCTGTTGGAGGCACTCTCACCACGGAGTGTACTGTTGAAGTACGCAACCCTCCGGCAAACGCAGTAATCAAAGGTCTTACTGCTGGCGCTGCTTGATCCTCCTTGCACAAGGATGTGCATCTCCTTTAAGGTATTTCAAAATGAACAGGCTCTTCAAAAACAAACAACTTCAAGTTGCTGTGATTCTTCCTGATGCAACTAGGGTAGAATTTCTTTCTCATATGTATATTACGTCTAAAGAGAAAGAGATTGAACAGCTAGAAAAGATGGCGGAATCTGGAGAATGCGGTGTCTACTTCACAGAGTCAGACACTAAAGTCTCAGATGAGAAACTTGGAGAACTGAAAGCGCAAATGGTGCCCCAGCGCAGAGATTTGCTGCGTAAAAATAAGATTCCTGCCCCAGGTGTTGGTTTGGATAAATCTATTACTGGCACCAAATTCCAAGAGAGCGTCACTAACACTGTGACAGTTCTTGGCGGACAAAATAATACAATTGAGGTCTCTGGAGATAAGAAAAATGAAGCGGCTTCTAAAGTTATTAAAGATAGGCTTGCCGGTAAGCAGGAGTAATTTTTATCTACTCATAGCTTTTGCTGTGGTATTTTACATTCTGTACCTACAGTCTCAANTNACAGCAGANCTTCGNCAAAGGTTAGAAGATCGACAGCAGGAGCTAGAGGATACAATCAGCTCTTACGAAGCAAGGGTGCAAGCGTTTCAGAAACTAGATGCAGAAAGGGCGGAGCAGTTTGCCCTTCTAGAGGCTAAAAAGGGTAAAGTAATTACAGTAATTAAAACTCTTGACTCAGTTCCTGAGGCTAAGGAGTGGAAAGATGTTAAAATTCCGGATGCTATTATTGCTGGTATTGCTGACATTCATTCCAGCTTGCGCAAAACAGCCCCAGATAATCAAAACTGAAGTAGTTTCTTGTGATATCCCCATTTCTCTCCTAAATGATTGCTTATNCATTTATCCAATCATAGAGACAAATGGGGATTTATTACAAGCATACGCTGGGGCATTATTAGAAATTGACCGGTGCTCTATTGACAAGCAACTCATAAGAGCCTACATAGAATTCTCGGGGCTGCAAAAGTGAATTTTAATGACCTGACAAATGAAGTAGTTTCAATAACTGCGCGGCCGGATATGACGGCTAGAGCGCAAGCTGCTGTATCTGCTGCTACTCTAAAAGCTCATAACTCTGGATTCTTCTATAATGACTTGCTGGAGTTAGCAGTACAGTTTGATGAGCCTCGCAGAATCCAGACTTTTGACCCCACAGATGTCTCCTCCTACTATCGTAGAGTTAAATATATGCGGATATGGGATGGGGATGTTGATGGAGAAGCTAGGGAATTTTTGGAGCACATAAACACAGAAGCCGCATTGGACTCTTATGGGTACTTGCGGCTTAATGTGTTTTACATGGCTGGTAAATTTCTTCAAATCCGCACAAGAGTAGAACTGGATAAAATACTCTTTGGATTCTACAGATACCCAGATGTCACTCCTGGTGGATACGATTCTTGGATTGCAAATGAGATGCCTTGGGCAATTATCTGGGAAGCTGCTAGGACTATATTTCTGCAAATTGGTTACCAAGAACAAGCAGCACAAATGCAATCTCTTGTAGCAGAACAGTACCAGCAACTCACTTATCAAACTGCTGATGTGGTGCCCAGCTAATGGCTGATTCAACTATTTGGGATACTGGCGCTGTTGGNNCNACTGGGCCTGCTGGACCTCCAGGGCCTGCTGGGCCTTCNGTAGAGNCTTCAATCTACCCCAACTTACATTCAATGGAGAGTATCTGGAGCTGTAACTTGGCTAGACCTTGTTGCGCTTTCTGCCATTACGGGGCCGCAAGGAATTCAAGGTATTCAAGGGCCAAGAGGCGTACAAGGCATNCANGGTATTCAAGGTATCCANGGNATTCAAGGAATTCCTGGCACAGATGGAGATTCTTCAGTTATCTTTTCCGATGCTGGCGCTCCTCTGGATACAGATGGAACTACTGGTGATTATTACATTAACTTAACGAATGGTGATTTTTATGGACCTAAAATCGGCGGTACGTGGGGTTCTCCAGTATCTAACATCATTGGCCCGNAAGGTCCGCAA